GCATTTCTTGCTGCCTCAAAAGCATCTTCGGCATATTCACCAATTTCATGGTGTTCGTTGTTTTGGTCGTGCCAACCAAGTTCGTAGTGGGACATGATTCTTTTCAACTCCAGTACATATTATATAGTATATCACACTAGGTATAATTACGCACTAATGTGTGGACTCCCACACCTTTACTTGACTATATCTTCTAATGTAAACAAAGAGATAAACTCAAGTTCATTATTCTCCCAAACCTTATGATTTTCTTGACGATCTACGATTGCAACAACACGATTTACAATATAACCTGCATCTCTTAATACATTCACTGCCTTAATCGCACTGCTACCAGTTGTAGTTACATCTTCTAAAACTGTAACGACTGAACCTTTGGGTGGTTTATTACCTTCGATAACCTCTTTTGTTCCGTGTCCTTTTGGATTTCTCCTTACAATCAGTGCATCAATATGCTTACCAGAGTAGTATGCTTTCTGTGCGATACCGCATACAAGGGGGTCAGCACCAAGAGTAAGACCACCCACTGCAACTGCATTATCTTCAACGTGTTCTATCATTAGATGTGATAGAAGTGCATTACCTTCACAAGATAGAGTGACAGGTTTGCAATTAATATAATGTTCTGATTCTTTACCAGATGATAAAGTAAATTGTCCATGTTTGTATGCTCTCTCTTTGAGTAACATACGCAAAGTGTTTCTATGTGTTTCCATAGTCGTATTCTATCACAATAATTTATTAAGTCAACAGTTCGTGTTCAAGTCTTCTGCCATCGTGCCTCCAATCTCAGCACCTTGATTTCCACCGAACATCGCTACCCAACCAGCAGCAACCCAACCAACAAAAGGAATAGAGGAAAGAGTAGGAGCAGCAGCAGCACCAACACTTGTCCCAACCAATCTGCCTGTACCCTCTGCGGATCCGATTGCTTTGATACAGGCTTCACTTTTTCGATATTGAGACATCTCCTGTGCTTGCTCATTAGTTAAACCAGGTGGTTGATCTAACCATGAACGATGATTAGAAACTGGACCTCCTTGATTAGTAGCACCATCCATTACATACTCTTCTGTAATTTGAGTAGTGTTACTTCCTAATCCTAAGAATCCTGCCTTCTCTTTGATGTCCCTAGTTATGAACATCTTCTTCGGATCATTTGCAATATAACTTATTTTATATCCCTCCTTATCAGCAGAGATAACATATGAAGTATATGGTCCAACAGGAGGATTGATCATCGGTACGTCGCTCTTACGACTAACCATACTAATCAATCCAATATGTGATAAACCAATAACTCCACCCAATCCAATTGAAAATAATTTAATCCACTTCACATCTTTCATTTTTTTTACCTTTACTTAGTATCAGGTGATATTTTAACTGGTGCTTGTTCGATACGAATTGTTTGTGCAGGTGCAGTCTGTGATGCTGCTGCGATTAACTTCTCCATATCACTCTTACTTACACCACCGTTCGATCCATTAACTGAACCCTTTTTGGTTGTCTGGACACCAAATGTAGCTAGGACCCCCGTGAAGACCGAAGCTATGAAAGTTGGATCGAGGTCTTGTTTTGGCATTTTGAATGCCTCTGGCAGATCGACATACGCTAATGTCAATATCGCACCACTCCATACTAAAATACCTAGACGCACAAAAGTTGAGAGAATCATCATTTGCTCTTCCTTGTCGTCAGTAGCTTCTCTCAACTTTGATAGTAAACCTTGTTTCTTAGGTTCTTCTTTTTTTACTTCTTCTTTTTGTGCTTCTTCTTTTTTTGCTTCAGCCATAAGATTAGAGTATCTATGTTTATATAGACATTTTAATCTTTTCTTAACTTAGAAAGAAGGTACTCCTAAATCAGGTGCGGGTGCATCTACTGATGGTGATGGTAATGATGGTAGTGCTCCTCCACCGACTGCTCCACCAAGTCCGCCAGGTAATACCGATTCTAGTACTTTACCTTTAACGTTCTCAATGATTGCATCCTTGCGAACATATACATAACCAACAGTACCCACGACGGTGAGAGATACAACACCACTAACAATAGCGATTCCATTTACAATTTTTTGTAGCATAATACTATTTAATAAATTTGTTAATCATATTCACTGCCCTGACCGATATATTCTAGAAAGATTACATCAACGTCATCAGCGTTATTACGATCTTTTGCTTCTAACCACTCTTCAAATTCTTGACTGATAGCGGTTGCATCTTCGACACAACGAAAATCGTAGTGATTGTTTTTCACTTTGACATCTTTTGTAAGTGTTTTAATTCGATCTAGTGCCCAGTAATAGGTGTCACGAACTGCATTACTTGAAGTTGCCATAATCTTTTTTCATATATCGTCCAAGAATATTACTATTATAGTACATTGGTGTTCCATCGTCAAGTGACTCCATTAAAACATTATGAAGAAAGAGTTGTTTTGTTTCTTCATAGTTAACTTTGCCAAGAGTTTTATGAAGACTTATAATTTCCCTTCTGAATTTATCTTTACCAAATTGTTTAATGTCTTGTTTAAGCTCGTCAGAGCTTCCGTAATACCGCTTCCAGTCAGACTCTGACGTAACACGTCGCTTGCCTCCTTTAGGTTTTCGTTT